ATTCTTTATTTTCTCTTATAAATTTTATATCTAACATAATTTTCTCCTTAATTTATACTATTTAATAAATCTTGTAATGATTTATCTTCTGTTTCTTCTTTTTCTTGTTTTTGATCAAACCACTCTGGTAAGATTTCTTCTTTTTTACTATTTATTACTTTTGTTTTATTTTTTGTAGGTGGTTTAAATTCTGTACAATGTTTCATTGCTGCTTCTGCTGTTTTAATACCAAGTCTTAACCACTGACTTGCTATTGTATCAACATAGTTTTTCACGGCCTCCATAGAAGCACCACCGCCTCCGCCCATACCTTCAGCCTTCTTTAGAGCTTCCAGCACTTTCGTTTCTGATTCCTTTGCTTTGCCTTCTGAAGCAGATGCCCTATCTGCACTTGCGGAAGCGTTCTGGGAAGCCGTCTTTGCGGATTCAGATAAAGCCTGTACTCCGATAGCCGTTCTTCCCACCTCTGCAATCTTGGTGGATAACTCTTGTTTTTCGTCTGCCGCCAGTCTGATTTCATTGCGAACGCCATCAGAAAGGCTTTTCACTTCACGATTGGCACTTTTTACTTCATCAGCAAAAGTCTTTACCTCACCATGCTTGCTAATAATGTCTTGCCTTGTCGCTTCATTTTCTGCTTTTATTGCTTCAATCGATTCTTTGGCCGAGTTGACAGAGGACTTTGCAGACTCGACTGCAACCTTGGCCAGATCTACCGATTTTTTAGCTTCATCTACTCCACTTTTCGCTTGCACTACGGCTTCCTTATTGGCCTTCACTTCTTCAATTGCGGCAGTAATTTTTTTATTCGTCTCCTCGATATTGCTAAGGGCATCGCTTGACACTTTAAACTTTGCGAATTTCTTTTCCAACTGCTCAAGTTCGGAAAGTGTTGTTTTGGAAACTTCCACACGCTCAATAGACTCCTCTACATACACCACTCCTTGGTAAGACTTCCACCGGCAAACTCCACCCTCATCAAAAGCATCTATTTGAATAAATAACGTTCCTGGATACTTCATCTCATGATTGCCAATTGTCCACCTAAGAATGATTGTTTTGTCTGTAATTATCTTTTCCAAATCGGCTCTATCACTATCGCTCCTAAGTTCATGCCTGAAATTCAATCGAAAGATTAAATTGGCAAGATCTACGCCGTCTCCGGAGATTCTGTCAATTTGAAACTCCCTTACTGTCGAATTTCCTTCTCCTACGGAACCAATAGAGGCCTCTTCTTCAGGAATCAATAGAGTTTTGCTTCGTACTTTAATCATCTTTTCCCCTCCTGTATAAAAAAAGCGGTAGGTTTCCCTACCGCCTCCTAGTTTTAGCCTTCATCCGTGTAGGCTACGGAATCTGAATACCGAATTGCTTCTGCTTCCTGCTCCATGGCGTTCCGAATCGCTTCTGCAAACTCCTTCGGAACCTCCACATTCTTCCCTCTTGGAACCCTCAAAGACCTTCCGTTCACACATACGAAAAGCGGCCTTTTATGGGTATCATCAAGGGGAAGGAATACCATCTCGGTATCCTTTACCTTTGGGGCAACCTCTTCAACTGGTTCGGTTGCTTCTACCGGTGCTTCTACTGGTGCTTCTACTGTCGCGCCTTCAGTTACTTTAGTTTCTACTACTTTATTTGCCATGCTACCTCCTTTTAGTTAGCCTCATGCTCGTTATAGGTGGATGCCGTCTCGATACGAACCATATACTGGTTTGTAAGGATAGCTACCGCCTTTAGTGCCTTCCAGCCTACTGTAGAACGCTGGTTCAATGGGTCAGAGGAACCGGCAGAACCGCGCTGCTTAACGATGGTCTCCAAGCCTTCTCCCTCTAAGGTGGTTACTGCAAACGCATCCTTTCCGCAAATCAAGGTGGAATATACGTCTACAGAGGAAGCTCCCGCGTTAATCCACTTCTTCGCTTCGGAAGTCTCGTAGAACTCTACGCCGGACAAGTCGAACAGGTAGCCATTCTTGAAGGAAGCGTTGTCAGTGTAACGGAATAGATCCTTGTATTCCTGTGTCTGCTCCAAGTCGAAAGCAACGTCCTGAGAGATAATTCCTACATACTTTCCGTTAATTTTTGGAGCGTTGTACTTTTTCAAGGTTCTTACCGCCATGGCAATCGCCTTAGGGGTAAGCTTATGCGCGGAAGTGAGGGTTGCTCTGGAAGTTACCTGTCCTTCAGCGTACTGAACATTGTTTCCGGCGTTGATTACTTCTCTGGTTACGGTGTCAAGGGTTCTTCCCGCCTGGTCGCCAAGCTTGTCCTGTGCTTCCAGCACATGGTTATCAATGGCGGTCCTTTCCAGAAGGTCGGATAATGCTACATAATCGCCGTACTGCTTCAGCGTAGTGGTTACAGTGAACATATCCAGCTTCTTTCCGTTAGGTGTCTGTCCCTCAGTAAGCGGGGTTGTTGCCTTTGCCAGTGGCTCGAATCCTCTAAACTCCATGGTCTTACCGTGATTCTTAGGAATGTTTACTTTCTTACCAAACTGATCGTGAATCAAGGAAGGTCCCACCAGTCTAATAAGATTCTTGTCATAGAATGTCTTATTGTTGGAGGGGGATAGGTCATTGTCGGATGCGTTACTGGTGGTAAGGTTCATTGGCGTAGGGTCTGGGAACTGTAATGCTTCAAGGTACAGCAAATCCAGAACATTGGTCTTTGTTTCTGCTAATCTCATAGTCTTCTTCTCCTCTTCTTAGAGGATGACGTGGTCTCCTCTATTTACTCTGTTTACAATCTCCGCGATTTCTTTATCGCTCATCTTGGAAATATCCCCATTCACGGGAGATAATGCCGTCCTTCCGGTTGCGGATTCTTTCACACCCCCTTGCCCTGTCTTAATTTGCCTGGCGGTCTCCATGGCGGCCTGCTTCTTCGCAAGTTGTGCCTTTCTGTCCATAATCTCGTGCATATGGATAGCCTCATACGCTTGCTTCATAGTCCAGCCTTGGGAAATCAGAGAAATAAACCTTTCCCCTGTCTCCTCGTTTCCCATTTCCTCCGCTTCGTCAAAGTCCGGGTAAGCTTCCTTTACTTCCGGAATTTGCGCATCCCATCTGGCGTAAAGCTCTCGCCTCTGCGCCTCTTCTTGTGCCGCTCTCTGCTCTCCTAGCAATGCCTTGTTCTTCGCTTCTACCTCTTGCATACGCCTATAGGCATCTACGGTCATGCCAGCTTGGCTTGCCGCCTCTGCGTAAAGGTCTGTTTTGTTCTGAAGGTAGGCGACTAGGCTTGCGGGGTCTCCGTCTTGCGGCGCATCCGGAAATGCACTCATGATTAATCCGGATAACTTATCCAAATCCGCAACTTTTGCTTTAAGGCCATCATAGTCCTTAAAGCGTCTGATAATTTGGTTTTGCACCGCCTTATCATACTGCGCCTTTAAATCCTCGTTTTCTTTCAGTAGCTTCTTTAGGTCAGCCTTTGGAGCCTCTTCTTTAGGAACTTCCTCCGTCTTCTCCTCCAGATTCTGCGCTTCTCCTTCCTGTACCTGTACCGCTTCTTGCGCTTCTGTCGTGCCTTCCGCACCGCTTGCGCCGTCTGCTCCGCCTTCTGAAAACTGTAAAGGTTCAAGGTATAATCTTTTCATTGTTCTTCCCTTCTGCTCTTTATGGTGAGCGTGTCCGTCTCTTAGGTCTTTCCCTAGTGTCTATATCGGTTTTAGCACTTCTCTTTTACAGATTCCCTAGCAATAACGATACTATTTTCATATTGCATTGAAACAATATCCAAGCCATATAGGGTAACGGAAAACATTGCCATAATTTCCCTTCTTTCTGCTTCCGGCATTCGTCCAAAATCTACGGATAAAGTGAAATCTCCGTGGCTTGCGTTGTAGTAATAGCTTCCGCCCCTACTGTCCTTGTTGAAAAACTCCAACACCCCATAGGCAAGCGCTTGCGACAGGGCGGAAACCTTACTGCAAGCGTAGTCCGTGCCTTCCTTTTCCCTCTTTGCGTGTCCATGGAGGGATAGCTCTATGCCACCCTCCGTCTCTCTCCATAAGCCTTTTATCATACGCTCGCCCTTTCTCTAGCCTCTATCCTAGCTTTCTCCGCTTGTGATGTGGTGTTTTCCTTCCGTGCTGCGCCTAGCTGGTTTACGGCTATACTCTGGCCGCTTGCTCTTCCCGGCATAGCTTGCGCCTCTTCCGGCATACCGAACATCTGCATAATCCTTGTGTCTCCAGTAGTCTCCGCTACAATCCCGCCCAAGCCTTGCAATAATTGCTTCATCTGGGCGTTTTCTTGGAGCAAGGTCTGGTTTTGAGATACCATCTGGATAATCTCTTCTTTCTGGTCAAAATCCATCATCTTAAGCATCCCTAAAGTCTGGTCTGCAAGCTGGGGATTGAATACCCCTAGCTGGAATAATTCTTTAGCAAACTCGTTTTGCGCTACTCTGGAATACGGACTAGCCTTTTCCGCCCCTACGGAAATATCATAGATAGGCTTATGGCCGCCCATGTACTTCCCTATTGACTGGTCAAATACAGAATCCGGCAGTAACTCCGCCATGGAATCGCTTGCCATAGGAGAATCCTTGGAGATGCCCACCATTGCATAATAATTTTCATTGTTCATGATTATGCGGTATGTTCTGGGAACGCTGTAAAACTGTTGCATTCTGCTTATCACCATCGTGATAAGGGATTTAAAGGCATCGTAGGAAACCAAATTCATGGTGCGGGAAGTCTTACTGGAAGCTTCCTGTAATGCGGCGATTGCAGATGCCGCTGTAACGCCTCCGCTTGTGGCTCCTTGTGAGAAGTCACGGTTCCCGGAATTTTCCTTTAATTCTTCCTTCACATTCTCCAGAATCTGCGCATAGATAGGGGGCAAGGGGTTTACATCAATCGGAACAATACCGCTAGGGTCGCCCTCATAATGCACAATCAAGTTATTGTAGTCGTTGAACTCCTCCTCGTTAATGCCTGTCGATTCCCTCGCAAACCGCCTAGGGCGGGCATTGGCAAGTACATTCTGAATTAGCGCTTTATTCATCTTGTCAATAAATTCTTGCGGTTCCCGGATAATGTCAATCATGCCGAATCCTACAGGCGTGTTCTTGATTGGATACATAACATCGAAAATAAAGGGGTACTGTCCATCTTCATACCAGCCGGATTCCTTTGCGGGGTCATTCTCTGAAGCGTACAATAGCTTTCCATTACAGAACTTGGCATAGTGTAGTACCGTCTTCGGGAATACCTGTCCGCCAATCTCCACCGATACCGTCTTTTTGTAGTACCAGTCGTACACAATGACCTTATCTTCCGCCCTTGACACCTCAGAATCGCTATAACTGCTTAAATCCGTTCCAAATTCCCCGGTAAGATTGCCAAGAATCTGCGGATAAAGCACCTTCATAGTATCTACATCGGATTCCGTAAGGATAAACACTTCTTTACTATCCTGTATATCCTCGATATTGGGTTCCCAGCGCATATTTATGATATCAATACGCTTAATTTCCACATCCCCGATGTTGTCCTTTGTGGGATTCCAGAATACTCCGGCAACTGATACGCCATTCTTCACCTTCTCCATGGCGCACTTGTAATAGACTTTCGTGTAGTTATTGCGCTCCAGAATGGCGGGGATAACCTTGCTAAGAATTGAAGCGGTCTCCTCGTCTGATTCCTCACGGGGTAGGATTGTCGGCTGGGGGTAGTTGTCCATCATATCAGCGACCTTGTTAATAATCGCATTGATGAGATACCCGCTGCCCTTCTCCGGCAGAGACTTTCTGTCGTCCGTGTCCTTGTAATCAGAATATTGCTGTCTGTAATAGGTTTCATTCTCGATTAGACGATTCTCCAGCGGTTGCATCTTCTCGTGGTACCGCTTACACCTAAACTCTGCTTCCCTACAGTCCTCATCCGTAAGCTTTGGCTTATACACTACAGGCTCCACGGGGGCATTCATAAAAGGCTTTCCCTCCGGTCTATCCTCTGGCGTAGCACTTGCCACTTGCTTCTTCTCTTCTACTACTTCCTTCTTCTTTCTTGCCATTCTTTCCTCCTATCCTCTATATAGCCGCCTCTTGGCGTTGCCTTGATACAAATTAAGCGGGTCAAAATCGTGTGCTTCGTTGTCGATGTAGTTCATCCGTGCCTTTATGGGATTCTTCATACAGGCATACCGCCATGAATCGTAAATATGGTCTTCCTGAGAGCTGTCGATATCCTCCACGTTCTTCTCGTCATAGGTCAGATTCGGAACCGTCCGTATGAAATCGAGGCAGTCAGAGAAGACATAGAACATCGAATACCCGTTTTCATCAAATGCAAGGCGGTAATGGCATTGCATAAGCCCGGCTAGTCTCTCATGGTCGCCCTTGTCGAAATACACGCCCTCCGATTCCATAGCCTCCGCCACAGATACTCCAGTCGATTTATTCCATATCGCTGGATCCGCAACACTTCCAACGCTTATCTTCCTTCCCTTTAATCGTGGGTCAGTGTTTTCTACCTCTTTTATCCTCCGTGCTTGTTCGTGCGGCTCATGCTTCACGCCTGTATTAGGGGTACTTGTGCAGCCGTACAATTCGCGAATTAGATACATTCGCCCATCTCCATCCACCGCATACCAGCCGACCGCATAAGGCTTGCTATATCCAAAGTCATAAGCCCGGAATACCTTCCACCATTCAGGAATGGGGAAGGGTTCTATTACATGGCTCCACTGGCGCGTGATATAGCCGCCCTTGTCATTTCTAAATTCCGTGAATACCTGTCCTGTAAAGCTGTCCCAGTCCCCATATAAAAGGGCGTTTCTTTCCGCTTCAGGAAGCGCCGCAAGATGTGTGACGTATTCCGGGTTATTTTCCAGCAATTTCTTGTTATCAAAGACAGAGGCGGGGATATATACGCGGGATTGCGCCTTGTACTCTATGCCCTTTTCCGTCTTTACCTTATATACTTCCGTCTTAGTCTCTCCAGCTTTGCAAGAGGTTACAAACCTATCCTTTACCCATCCATGCCCCACTCCTCCGGGGTTTGCTGTCGCCCGGGTATATACGACAGTTCCCGCACCATTTGCACGGTTTCTTGACTTTAGATATTCGTATTGTGTCGCCGTGAAGTGCGTTAATTCGTCAAAGCCGATAAAATCGTATGCAATACCCTGATACTTATACTTGTCCTCTTCGGAATTTAGGCTTCCGAAGTCAATTTTCGCCCCAGACGGGAAAGTCCAGCGGTGCTCCGTCTTGTTGTACTTGGCATCCGGGAAGGCGCGGGGGTAGTACAGATAGGCTTTATCTATAATTTCCTTCAGCTGGGGGAATGTTCTTCTTAAAATCAAGGCTTTATAGTGCGGAATATGCACTTGTCTTAATGCTTCTATAACGAGATAGTCCGTCTTTCCACCGCCAGCCGCTCCGCCGTATAGTGCTTCGTACTCCGCCCTTGCCATCATCAAGGCTTGCTTTGGTTGTGGCTTCCATATCGCTTCCATAAATCCCCCTTTCTCCTTGTAATTCAAGCAAAATCAAGGGATTTTTGCCCTAGCAATAAAAAAAGAACAGCCTTTAAGCTGCCCTTTTTAAAGTCGTCTATTTACTTTTTAAAAATGATAATCTATCCCGCTCTGTTTCAAAATTGCGTTGGCAGTGTGCCGGGATTTTATTTTCCCGTCAACAGTGAAATTGTTGTTATTTATAGGGCTATGCCATATATCATGGTCGCCCTTCCCGTGCCGGACAAGGGTACAACCGTGTTCGGCTAATATTTTTCTGATTTTCTTCTCATACTCAGCCATTACGCACAGACCTCTTCTACTCTTTCCGTTACAAAGGCTATTTTAGC